GCCCCCGCGGAGCCGTCGCCGGCAGCCTGAGCCGCGCCCCGCAAGGGGCCGGGCGCCTGGCCGTCTGTCGCTGGAAGGAAGAAAACGAATGGTGGGTGATCACGGGCTCGAACCGTGGACCCGCTGATTAAGAGTCCGAGTCGGCCTGCTGATTTCATGGCGCTTTTTCTCCAACCATAGGAGAAAAGGCCCTTGAGCATTCAATACGTTAGCGACGGTTTGCCAACCGATCTCGACGACCTGCTAGGTCCGATCGGGCCCCCTGAAACGCGAAACGCCGTCCCGGCTGCAACCGGGAACGGCGTCGAAATCGCTAAGGAAGCAGACCAGCTTCACGAGCAATATAACGCCGAATTATCGGATTTGCTAGGCCCGATCGACAGCCCGCTAGATCGGCCGCTGGAGATCACGCGCTTCCTTGACGCGGGCTCCCGTCGCCAGGTGCGCGAGACAACGTCCCTGCGCCAGTTCGCCAACGTGATCAGGGCGACCCGCGCGCCGGCCAAGGCGGATCTACCGTGGTGCAAGCTGGCCGCATTCGGCAACACACCGACGGTGAAGGGCGCCTTGCGCCATGACGCCAACCTGATCGCCGTCGACGGTGTCGAGGGTGACTATGACGACGGCGTCGTGTCTGTCGCCGACGCGTGCGAGCGGCTGCGCCAAGCGAACCTGGCCGCCATCGTTTACACAACGCCGAGTCACGCGCCCGATGCGCCACGCTGGCGTGTCCTGGCGCCGACGTCGGAACCGCTCACGCCCGACGAACGCGAGGCGATGTGCGAGCGGCTGAACGGCGCCCTTGGCGGCGTCTTGGCGCGGGAGTCCTTCACCCGGTCGCAAGCCTACTATTTCGGCGCAGTCGGCGAGGGCGCGCATCACGACGTGCGCGTGATCGACGGCCGGGCGATCGACGCGGCGCCGGACGTCGCACGCATCGGCCGAACGGCTGAGATCGCGGTGCCCATAGAACCCGACGTCGACGACCTGTTTGACGCGATCGAACCCGAATGGGAGCGGATCAGGCCGGCGCTCGAGCACATCCCCGCCGACGATCGCGACGATTGGCTTGCGGTCGGCATGGCGCTGCACGCCGAAGGCCGCGGGTCTGACGAAGCCCTCGCCATCTGGAGCGAGTGGTCCAAGGGCAGCGACAAGTTCGACGCACGCGATCAGGCGCGGGTGTGGAAGTCCTTCGGCGACCGCAATCGCAAGCCGGTCCGCCTCGGGACGCTATTCGACCTGGCCAAACGCCACGGATGGAACGCCAAGGCGCCCGCCGAACCGTCGCGCCTCACCTTCCTGTCGCCGTCTGAGTGCGAGGCGACGCCGTCGCGCGGCTACATCGTCAAAGGCATCCTGGCGCCCGGTGACGTCGGCTGCATCTTCGGCGCGCCCGGCGCCGGCAAGTCCCTGATCGCGCCTCACCTCGGTTATGCGATGGCGCAGGGGCGCGAGGCGTTCCGAATGCGCACGAAGCCCGGTCGCGTCTTCTATGTGGCCGCCGAAGATCCGCACGGGATGCGCGGCCGCATCACGGCGCTGAAACTGCGCCATGGGGACGCCGATCAGTTCACCCTTGTCGAGGGCGTGAGCGACCTGCTGTCGCCGGATAGCCCGGACTTGGCCGCGCTGATGGAAGCCGTCGAGGCGCAGCGGCCGGCCCTGGTCTTTCTCGACACCCTGGCGATGGCGTTCCCTGGTCTCGAGGAAAACGACGCCAAGGCCATGGGGCAGGTGGTCGCCGTCGCCCGCGGGCTCGCGCAGTGGGGCGCGGCGGTGGTCCTCATCCACCACGACACGAAAGCCGAAGGGTCGACGCCACGCGGGCACAGCCTGCTGAACGGTGCCCTCGACATGGCCATGCACATCACCCGTGATGAGTTCGGTATCGTGCGGGGCAAGCTGACGAAGAACCGCAACGGGACGTGCGACCGCGACATCGCTTTTACGATCGACACCGAGACCTTGGGTATCGACGAAGACGGCGACGCGATCACGGCCGCCCTGGTGAACGAACTGGCCGAGGGCGCAGCCGTGCGGGAGGAACGCCCGGCGACCGCGCAAGATGTGGCGCTGATGCTGCTAAAACGCTTGTCGGACATGAGTCCGGACATGTCCGGACACGGTCCGGGATGGATAGCCGAGGCCGAATGGAGAGCGGCTTGCGAGCGCGACCGAGGCGTCACAGCGGCTGAAAAGCAGGACTCCAGGCGCCGTGCAGTCGATCGCATCATCGGCACGCTATTCCGCAAGGGCGTCGTGACCGCCGACGATGCGGGCAACGTGCGTCCGACTGACATCGCAGACGGCTTTGATGATCTGGAGGCAGCGGCATGAACGCGCTGCGCTCTCAGCATCCGGACAACGCCCGGACATGTCCGGACTCGGTCCGTCGCCCCGGACCAGCGTTCCGGACATCGGGTGGACCCCCCTTAAGGGGGGTACCCTTGTCCGAGCGGTCCTGGGTTGTCCGAGGCCTGTCCCTGCTGATCAGCAATCAATCAAATCTGCATGGCGCACGTCAGCGCCGACCCGCGCATCGGTTTTGCTCTCTCGTTCAAAACGGGTCCTTCCCATGGGGGCGCCCGTTGGGGGGGTCGCTGAGCGCAGCTTTTCGCTCGCTACAGGATTTTTGCAAATGAGTGCCGCACCTCACGACCACCTGGCAGACCTGCTAGGCCCGGTAGGCCCGGATTCCGGCCCGTCCAGCGGGGTCGCCGCTCAATCCGCACCCGTGGCGCAGGACGCCCCCGCAACGGCCTTGGGCGACGTTTTGAGCGAGGCTGATTTTGCGCGGTTGATCGGCGTGACGAACCGCCGAGTCCGGCAGCTTGTGGAGGAAGGAGTCGTCCGCCGAACCGGCCCTGGGAAATATGCCGTCGATCAGGTGACGGCGTATTGCAAATGGATCAGCGACAAGGCGAAGCGAGGCGTGACCGTTCAGGACGACCTGAAACTAGAGCGCACGCGCCAGGCGAAGGCCGCTGCCGAAAAGCTGGAACTGCAGAACGCAGTCGCCCGGCGTGAAATGGTGCGCGCTGCTGACGTCGAGTCCGCTTGGGCGAGTGTGCTGCGCGACGTACGTGCGGCGATGCTGGCCGTACCGAGCCGCGTTCAGACGCGCATCCCGCACCTGACTGCCCACGACGTAAGCGAACTGGACCTAGAGATCCGCGCAGCCTTGGCCGAGATGGCGGGAGGCGAGACGTGATCGACACCCTTGCCCAAGTCCGCGCCAACGCGCTCGCTGCGCTGCGTCCACCGCCTCGCATGAACCTGTCTGACTGGATCGAGTCTGAGATGCGCCTGCCGGAAGGAGTGTCGGCGCTCCCCGGCCGCGTCCGGCTCTGGGCATATCAGCGCGGCATCGCAGACGCGATCAGCGACCCGGAAATCGAGCGCGTGTCGGTGCTCAAATCAGTTCGCGTGGGCCTGTCGACGCTCATTTCGGCAACCGTGGCGAACTACGTATGCAACGAGCCGTCGCCGATCCTGTGCCTGTTGCCGACGGAACAGGACGCGCGGGATTTCATGGTGTCGGATCTGGAGCCGATATTCGAGGCTACGCCCGCGATCGCCGGCCAGCTGTCGACGGAAGCCGACGAGTCCGGGCGCAACACGCTGCTGAGTCGCCGCTTTCCAGGTGGCTCGCTCAAGATCGTGGCCGCGAAGGCGCCGCGGAACCTGCGCCGGCACAACGTCCGCGTCCTGCTGATGGACGAAGTCGACGCAATGGAGCCAAGCGCCGAAGGCAACCCGCTCACCCTGGCCGAAAAGCGGACCCTGTCATTCGCCAATCGTAAGATCGTGGCCGGGTCGACGCCGACTAGCGAGGACACATCCAACATTCTGCGCCTGTATCGGAACTCCGATCAGCGCATTTTCGAGGTACCTTGTCCGTCGTGTTGCGAGTTCAACGAGATCCGATGGAAGGACATCCGTTGGGAGCCCGATCAGCCTGAAACCGCTCAATACGTCTGCCCTCACAATGGGTGTGTGATTGAGGAGCGGCATAAGCCGGCCATGGTCGCGGCAGGCCGCTGGCGTGCGACGGCGCCGCACGTGAGGGGGCACGCGGGGTTCCGTATCAACGCCCTGGTGTCGACGCTGGTGAACGCGTCATGGGCCCGGCTCGCTGCCGAGTTCCTCGAGGCGAAGGATCAGCCGGACAAGCTGCAGACGTTCGTGAACACGATCCTGGGCGAGGGGTGGCGCGAGGCCGCCGAAGAAACCGACCCGTCCGAACTCGCGAGCCGCGCCGGCGACTTCGGGCTTGATGCTGTTCCTGCCGATGTCCTGGTCGCAACGGCCGGCGTCGACGTTCAGGGCGACCGGCTCGAGGTGTCGATCGTCGGCCACGGTCGCGACGCTGCGTTCGTCCTTGGGCATATCGTTGTGTGGGGCTCGCCCGGCGACGACACGACCTGGGCGGAACTCGACGACGTGCTGCGCACCACGTGGCCGCACCCGAACGGCGGGACGCTCAAACTCGACGCGGTTGCGGTCGACTCGGGGGGTGGCACGGACTCCGATGGAATCGCGTGGACTCAGCATGTCTATGATTTCTGCCGCCCCCGTTTCGTCCGCAGGGTGCTCGCGATCAAGGGCGTCGCCGGTACCCGTCCGCCGTTCGTTCGATCGACGGTCAAGGGCACGCCCATGTTTGTCGTGGGCGTCGACGGGCTGAAATCGCAGATCCTGCAGCGACTGGCGCGCGGCGACACGATCCGATTCAGCGATCGGCTAGAGCCTGACTATTTCGAGCAAGTCGCGAGCGAGCGGCGCATCGTTCGATATGTGCGCGGCCAGCCGGTGCGCCGGTTCGAGCGCATCCCTGGGCGCCGAGCCGAGGCACTGGATTGTCTGGTCTATGCGCTCGCCGTTCGCCACGCGGTCACTGCGAACCTGGACCGTCGGGAGGAAGCGCTTGCGTCACCGGCGGCGCCGAAGCCGGCGCTTCCGACGGTGGTGCGGTCGCGGTGGCTGGAGAGGTAGGCGACGGTGTAACCGCCGCCCTGATAGCCTCACGCTGCAGAGGACTTGTCGTCCGCGTCGTTTGCAGCACGCGCCCGTTTCGGGCGGTGGTCAGCTTTCTCGGTCGCTCTGAGTTTGGCGACATTCCGCCCGGATCGCGCCATTGCTTCGTCGCATTCACGCACGCCTTGCGACTCCTCAGCCTTGATCCGTTCCGAGGCCAGCGTTTCCGCAAACATCACCGCCGACAACTCGCTATCGGTGAGGGTGTCGCGAAGTGAGCCTCTACGTCCGAGATCGCGCTGCGCCTTCAGCTTCCGTGCGACATAGCCCAGCACGCACAGGTAGCCCGTATTGGTTATGCGGCCGAAATCCTGTCGGCTTGCGACGCCGTGTTGCTGCAGCGTGTCAGTGAGGCCCCGGCGAACCCTTTTGCTATGGGCTCTGAGGGCCGCACGGCCGTCTTTAGTTTGGCGCGGGCGTTGCGCCACATTGTCGTTGTCGGCGGCATCAGGGTGGACTTTGGGAGATTCTGATTTCATATAAAGGCATCCTTATACGGTGGCCTCGGTCGGCCGTTGGTGGGTGCCAGGGGGTGCGGGTGCAATCGACATCCCCCTGGCGACTCGCGCTCGAGCCCGACGAATTTCGCAGATCGCCGGTCTGCGTCAACGCACGCTCCCCAACCGAGCAACACTCATCCCCAGAGAACAGACGACCCGAGGCCCTCTAAGCCCGGACCAACGCCCCATCCGGCAACGGCCGCTGCAGTTCCGCGGCGATTTCCCACGGCGCAGTCATCCAAGTCTCGAGTTCGTCCGGTTCCGTGAGGATCACCGGCATGGCCTTGGGATGAACGGCGCCGACTTCGGCGTTCGGGTCGCAGGTGAGGAAAGCGAACAGATCGCACGTCACCTCGCCCTCCTTCAGCTTGCGGACGCACGTCCACTGCGGAGTCCAGATCCCCGCGAAGAACGCCAGCGGTTCAGGATCGTCGCCGGCCAGGCGAAACCAGACCGGCTCATACTTTCCGTCGGCGTCGCGCCCCGGCTCGCTGAAGGACGTGAGCGGAACCAGGCATCGGTTTGCCGGGCCCATCCACCGGCGCCAGTGCGGCGAACGCGTGTTGCGCACGTTCGTGACGCCCTTGTCGGTTTTCTTTCCCTCGAGCGCGAAGGCAGGGGAGGGCATCCCCCATCGCGCGCTCGCCAGGATGCGATCGCCGTTCGCATCGTTCCGCACGATCGGCGCCGGATAGTCAGGGTACACGCTGCCGCCCTCGAGGTTGCCGGCGTCGTTCCGCATGGCGCGCGCCACGTCCAGGATGGCGGCCGGGCCTTTGCGGATGCTGTAGAGGTTGCACATCAGGTGATGACAGCCCGAAGTCGGAATGACGTGGAGAGACGGGAGGGCACGGGGCTATTTGCTGGACTGCGCTTCAGGCTTAACAACAGGTTTGAATTCCCACTGTATCCTAAGAGACTCGAGGTGCAAATTCGGTGCCTTCACTTCATAAATGACATGCGTTTGCTCTCGCATCATTTTCACGTCGACCTCTTCGACAACATTTTCCTTAACAATAAACCCTTTTACTTGCGCTTGCGGGGGTTCAGATCCAACAATAAATGCCAGTCGAATCTTTGTTCTTGATATTGGATATTTTGTCGAATTTATCTGATAGACGCCTTCGTTACAATTAAACTCGTTCTGAAGGGTGATGGCCCCCTTTCGTTCGACAACTACGTCGTCGAAAAACCAACCATCATGAAGCATGCATACGATGAAATTCGGCAAATAGGTTGCTAACCAATTAGTCGGTAGCGGGTTCTCGAATCGCTCGATCACCTCAAGCGTTGAGTCGTTGCCGCGAAGGATCAGATCCTTAGTAAGTAATTTGTTACCAGCGTGGGACTCTTGGGTTAATGTGTTGCGTAGGATCCGCCCAGTACTGGTATCTGTCGATGTATCCATCCTGTAGGCCGTAATGCCTTTGCGGTTGGCGTGAAATGCTTGTTCACGGTGCATTATCGCCATCGTCCTTTCAGCATCCTGCATCTCCACGGTTATCGTAGTGGAAAGGACCGAAATGCCGACCCGGGAGTTATCCAGGTAGTTGATGGCCCGACGCCAGTAATGTAGCGCCAAAAATGCGAAGGCGACCGATAGTGCGAGAAACGCCCATCCGAGAAAGGGTACTGAATATATATCGTTGTTAGGCTGAGCTAGTTGCCATACGACATCCCAGAATCCGTAATCGTCATTACGACGCCTAAACGCCTCAACTGGGGGCCAGAAGAATTGCCACCACGACACAAATAGGCTTACGCCGACGATTATTTTGATGGCCAACCATGCCAGGTGACCTTTTGATTTAGCTTGCATGTCCACCCTCCCCAGGATGCGAGCATGATGTAATACCCGAATGCAAAAAGGCCGCAACGTTGAGTTGCGGCCTTAGGAAACTTGTTGTGGGTCTAATCAGACCGTGGTGTTGGCTCGCAGCGGCATATTAGTCATCCTCTCTCTCATGGTCGCGGGGGCGTACCCCTTAGACCTGTCTAATGTCAACGCCGGGAAACTAGATGCGTTCCTGAGAACGTTTCGCACCTATCACCCTAACGCTACCACTGTTAACCGCCCATGAAGCGGGGCGCCAGCAACGTTAGTTTGCTGATCGTTACGCGGTCGTCAAGGCTTCGAGATGGTTACCTTTTGGTCACGCGCAACCCGCCTGTATGATGGTGACGGTCTCAGGTCTCGCGCTTGCGCTGGATTTACTCCCGCCGAACCCGGTTCGTCAGGAAGCGGCCCAATCGGACGCATCGGCCGAGACTCCCGCCGCTCCTGCGCCTGCGACCCGGCTGGAATCCCGTTCAACGGAACCGCCGTCGCCGGATAGGACCATGCCCAGCCCGCGCCGCTGATCTCCGCCCAGGCGGCTTTGACGGTCGCTGACGCGGCCAAGAGCGGCAGCTGTTGGTGCGAGCGGTAGTTCAGCGTTCCGTGCATGTGCTGCAGTCGCCGATAGATGTCGACCAGTTCGGCCAGATCCTCGGTGGTGAGGGCCTGCTTTGTCGAAATGCCTTTGTGTGCGCTCACGGCGGACTCCCTTCGGAAGGCCGCCGACCCGTGGCGACTGTTACGTCGCAAACTGCGTCAGAGTCGAGGCGGTGTTCTCTCTTTGTCCACAGCGTCCGAGATCCAGACGTCGATTTCGGACTCAGGCCAAACGGCGACCCGATGCGACAGGCGCCGAGCCCGCGGGAAGGCCCCCGTCCGAATGCGGCGATAGATTTCTGACTTGCTGATCCCCGTCCGCTGCAGCACTTCCGGCAGTCTGATCAGGCGCTCACTCATGGGGCGCAGATTACCCCGCGCTGGCGTGCCCGCCTAACCTGCACCCTGGGCGTGACAGTCACTCGCGACGTGGGGCCGTCGGGCGAGTGACTGTCCTATGCGCTAGATCGCGGCCGTGGCGAGCCGGTGGAAAAAGCCGACCTCAAGACCGCTCCATTCGCGGCCGGCGATTGCCTTCACGACGTGAGACAGGATCGTCGGATTTTCAGTGCGAGACATGAGCGCGATCAGAGCGTCGGCGTGAGCGGCGCCAGCGACGTTGTCTTCAGACCAGTCGCCGGTTGGCGCGACGCTCCACATAGACACGACTTGGCCAGCGTCGTCAGCTTGGACAAAGGGGAGGACGGTAAGGGGGTGAGTCATGGCGGCGTTTCCTGATGAATCGATCCGGTCCGGACCTGATGCCATCGTGGTAAACGATACCGAATAGAGGGTCAATAGACGGTATCGCTTATTGACTGTGCCACGGTTCTGGGCCATGGTGGCCCAATGGGACGCCCACCTTTGAATATGGTCGCTACGCAGGTCCGATTGCCTCGCGCGATGATGGAAAAAATCGATGCCCTTGTAGGGGCTTACGGTCGCGCGGCCTTTATCCGAGATGCGATAGCCGCCGAACTGGAGAGGCGAACGCCGTTCGCATCAAAGCCGGAATAGACATACGAGCGATGTTGCGGCCCAGCACTTGGGTGGCCAATTTGCTTGACGCAAACCTCATTCGGGATGACGGTTAGACCGTCGACGGGTGACCATGACCGCCGACGGCGCGGTCATGGTCACACACTCCGACCAGCTGCGGGCCAAGTTCCTAAGCTACGGTCGCCAGGGAGATCCAACCCTCCCTGGCGACTTTCCCGTCGCACAGCCCACACAGCACAAACCGCTTTGGCTTACCCGTCAACGCTGATTCGCAAGTCCAAATGCGGATAAATTGTTTGACTCCGCTAAGCGCCTCGCCCGCCTTAGAATTCAGTACTTGCAGGGATTCTAAAGACTGACATTTTGTCAGAGGTTGAACAGGCGCATCTAGCCGGTTGCTTTCATAGTCTGTCGCGGCGGGTCAAAGATGCGATGCGATTCGTAATGGGAGGGCGAGGGTGAGTGCAGGTGAGAATGAGCGTCCTTGGGTGGGTACGTGGGCTTTGTGGGGCGCACTGTTTGCGATCGCGCTCGTCGCTTTTACCCCAGCGGCGCTCTTTATCGTGGAGCGCCTCGGGCCTTGGTTGTCAGACAGTCCAAATGCGCCCGCATGGGCGCAGGCAACAGGTAGCTTCATTACGGTGCTTCTTATAGGCACTGTCGCCCTGGCGGAATCCCGTCGGTCGAGGCAAATTCTTGAGGCGCAAGCAGAACTAAAAAAACTAGAGTTCGATCATCAAATTAACCTTGAGGTCGCGGCCTTGGATAGAAATAAGAGGGCCGCCGTATCAAATATACTTGCTGCGCACGAGTTGCTCATAAGATTGTGCAGGTTCATGCACAAGGCGTCGGAGCCGTTAGCTGCGGGTATCTACGAATTCTGGCAATCCGATATGGAACTAGCTCAGAACATGGTGCTGGGGGTGAAATATGAACACTTCCATACGCCCGACGATATGAAGGACGTGGGTAGGATACAGTCACGTGTGATAGACTTTTGTAACTCGATTAAGTATGCGAGTATTGCGGAAGTTGATAGCAAGGAATTCGACCATTTTTATCGTGGCGCCATGAAAGATTGGATGCATAAAATTGAAGATTGCATAGTCAGGCTCGATGGTGACTTTGTGCCCACTGCTAGAGTAAAATTTCCACTTAGCACAGAAGAGGAGGGGGCCTTCAGAGGTCTTACCCAATAGCCGCTTTGATCGCCCCGGCGTTCCGGTTCACGAAGTTCAGGAACTCACGCTCGCCGGACTCCGTGGCCAAGCCACGCGAGAGCATGTCGGCGGCATCGAACACGTTGACGTTCCGCAGGGTGACGTTCGGCGCACTGCCTCGCCCGTTCGCTACGTGGCGCGGATCGTCCTCAGTCAGAACCTCCTCACCACGCTTCAGGATGGCCGGAACCTCACCCGCGCGCAGCCCGGCGATGCCGCCGACGTGGTAGCGGGTGGCATTGGCGAAGATCCCCGCATTCACGGCGCGACGGCTGCCCGTTGAGTTGGCCAGGCCGCCATCGTGGCGCACGGCCGCGTTGACCCATCCGGCCAGCTTGCCGCCGATGCCGCCCTTCGGCCCGCCCATGGCGCCGCTAACCGCGTTCAAGATCATCTGTTGAACGATCATCTGGCCGATGCGGCGCAGGAAGTCAGCAGCGAACGCTCGGAACGCGTCACCGGCGGCCCGGAAGGCGTTAGCGCCATCGGCGACGGACTCGGCGAAGCGATCGAACGCACTGGCGCCGCCTTCGGCGATCATGCGCGAGATTTCGCGGCCGGACGTGATCGCAGCCTTGCCTACCTCCAGGATCGTCCCGCGTTGCCGCTCCCACATCGCTAGAGCGGCCTCTGCCTCGGGCCCGGTCTGCGCAGACCAATACGCGATCAATACGTCGACCGCGGCAAGCAGATCTCCGTTCGCTGCCTCCATGCGCTCGCGCAGCCCGTCCGCGATGCCTTGCTCGCCGGCATCCTCATAAAAGGCGATGCTCTCCATCAGCTGCCGGCGCAGTTCCAACTGCGCATTGACGGCCGCCTCGGCTGCCGACCGCTGCCGGGCTTGGGCGTCCATTTCGTACATGTCGCCTAGAACCGCCGCGTAAGCCTCACGCTGAACGGCCGTCCAACCCGCCGAGTCTTCGGCCAGCTTGCGGGCGACGAACGCCGACCGCGTTTCGATGTCGCCACGCTGCCGGGCCAGTTCGAGGCTCGCTCGCGAGATGGTCTGGTTAGCCGCGAAAGCCTGTTCAGCGTCATAGAGCGCGCTGACGGTGCGTTCGATCTCACCCCGCTGCTGTTCACTCAGGGTCACGCCTGCAGCCGCGGCCCGAGTCTCTGCCTCGCGCAGCGTGGTTGCGATGCGCTGCTGACGTTCTGCCTGGCCGATCAAGCCCAGCTGAAACTGCCGCGCTTCGTTCTCGCTCTGCAAGCCGGCCAAGAAGTTCGCCTGCGCCTCGGCTCGCCGCTGCGCTTCATTGGCCGCGGTCCGGCTGCCGCGGGCGGCGGCCTCAAGGGCGCGATCCTCCTCGGTCTTCAGGTTCTGGTTGGAACCTTCGTCGATCGTGTCTCCCGTCGTCGGCCGAGCGGCGCGACGCATCCTCAGCAACTGACCTTCCAGTCGAGCCCGCTCGCGCATCATCGCGTTCTGGCCGCGCGACCACTCGCGAGGTTCGTCGGAATCTTGTCCAAGGAAGCCCAGCGCGTTCGGGCCACCCGACAGATTCTCGTTGATCTCGGCCAGTCGCGACTGGATGCCGGCCTCGGTGCCTACGGCGTTCATTTCGCCGGTGACCCGCCGCGCCCAGGACGAGAGTTCGCGCAGCTTATTGATGGCGCCCTGGATCGCGGCCGTGTTCTCCAGCCAGCCGAGGAAGTTGTTCCAGGCGACGGCCAGGTTGTCGATCGACGATTTCCACGGACCGCGCATCTGCGACGCGCCCGACTCCATGCGGGCAAAGAAGACGTTGAACGCCCGCGTCCGCGCATCACTGGCGCGGCCCGACTCGAACATCTCGCGGATCTGCGCCCGCTCGGTGACGGTCAGGAAGTTCAGTTCATCATCAAGGCGTTTGACGTCGTCATAGGTGCCGCTGAATGCCTTCGCCGCGCGCTGCGCCGCTTCCGGAATCTCGGTGCCGGTGACGCGGGCAAGGTTCTGCGCGGCTACGCCAAACCGCAGCAGTTGGGAGTCGTCGATACCCTCGCGGGTGAACGCTTGCAGCGCGCCGCGGGCGTCGCTCGCGCTGCCGTCGATCACGTCAAGCTGACGCACCAGCGCGGCCAGATCCTCAGCGCTGTAAAGTGCGGCGTCCGCCGTGGCCTCGAGTTGGGCTCCGAAGGATCTAATGTCGTTCTCAGCTTGCCCTAGGTTGCGGAAAGCGGCGACTACGGGAGTCACGGCTGCAGCGACAAGGCCCAGCACCGGCAGCATCTTCAATATCGCGACCGTCGCGCGAGGGAAAATCTGTGCGACCTGGCCGCCCTGTTGCGCCAGCACCTGCATCGGGCGTTGGCCCATGGCCAGGCCGCTGACGATGTCGTTGACCTGGAAACCCAAGTTCTGGAGTTCGTGAGGACGCAGACCGAGCGGACCACGACTGAGACGGGCGGCGTTGCCCTGCGCCCGGATAGCGGCAGCGTTGCGCGTCACTGCAGCGGTCGACGCATTGTTCGCGACCGTGGCGCGAGTCTGCGCGGCGGCCAGCTGCTCGATCTGAGTGTCGGCGCGCTGCGCGCCTCGCGCGACTTCGTCAAACGCGGCGAACGACCCCCGCGGCGTCGCGCTACTCGCGCCGGCCAGTTCCTGCCGGAACCGGGCCACCTGCGTCGTGGCGTCACGCGCAGCCTTCTGCGCAGACCGGAATCCCTTCACCTGTTCGCCCGAGGCGGCGAGTCCAACCCGCTTCAGTTCGAGCGCGGCGTTCTTGGCGGCCGTGGCCGTGTCGCGCTGTTGCTGAAGCAGTCCACGGTACTGCGCCGTGCGCTGCTGTGCCGTGGCGAAACTGTTCAGCGCCGACTTCGCGGAGTTCAGCGCGCGAGCGGTCTGATCCTTGGCCCGGATGACGAGATCGACATTCTTCGCGGTCATCAGGCGTTCCCCATCGGCGTAGCGATTGAGAGCGCAGCACGGTAGGCGCGCGTCTCTGGCACCACGATGCGGGCCACCTCATCAGCGAGCCCGCGCAGGCTGGCCGGGTTCGCGAGCAGGTCGGGAAGTGTGACCGTCAGCAAGACGAACGCCTCATCAAGCGATGCAGTCTTGGAGGCGGCCGAGGCCAGGTGGTTCGCGATGCGCATCTGAAGCGCGGCTTCCTGATCCGGCGTCATCACGACCGGCAACTCGTCGCCGATGTATTCGTCGCAGATCGCGGCGAGCGCGGCTTTCTCGCGTTCGATCACGCTATGGAGCAGTGAGCCATGCATGGGTGGCCTCCAGGGAATAAATGAGTTGTCCGGACGGGTCGTTGAGGCTGGCGAGCCGTTCGGAGATTCCGGGCCACATCTGCTCTGCAGCCTGCCGCAGTTCCGCGTGTAGCGCGTCGAAATCCCAAGCCATCGCTGCCTTACTGAATGCCCGGCCGGTGCGCCCCTTTGACTGAAAGCGCGCGCCGACCGGGCACCTCAATGATGGAGAGCGGGAGACCAATCCCCTCACCGTTGTCCGGCGGAACAAGGAATGCCGAACGGCTGCTTCTATAGCTACAGAAACTAGGAAAAGCAAGTATTGACCTAGTTTCACTATTTTTGTTGCGTTTGTAACTATAATATAGAAAGTCACGAAACCTTGACTCCGGCGGGCGTATTTATGTATTGCCAGAAGAATGTTCGCATCTGCTTCAGATATCGCTACAGCGCTCGCGACGGTGGACCATCGGGCCCACACCGGCGGCCTGTACCAGACGGTCAAGGCGCTGCATTCGCGCGGGCTTGTTCGTCATGCCGATACGGCCGGCGCGAAAGGCGCTTACCGTTTTGCCGAGGTGGAGGCGGCGATCGCCGTGATCCTGGCCACGGCGCTGGACTCCGGTTTCGCCGGCGGCGAACTCGCCCAGATCACCTCATTCCTTCGCGAGAACACGGCGCGGCTTCTAGAGCCGTACTGGGCGCTGGAGATCGTGCGCTTCTATGATCCGTATGGCGCCCAGACGCTCGCCTTTGAATGGGTCATTCATTCGCATCAGGGCGATCTGATCCGACGTGGTGCGCGCGCCCCTGATCTTTCTGGCGTCATCTCCCTGACCCATCTGCCCGCTTCCGCGCGGGTGCAGGCTGTTCTTTCGGCAATGCAGGGGGCGCGCTGATGCTGGACCGCGCCCGCCAAAGTCTCGCGCGCATGATCGCGCCGCGTCACGCCCTTCGCCGCTTGGATGCGGCCAGCGGTGGGCGAGGGTGGGGGCAGACTCCCCCCTTCGGCCGCGTCGCCACTGAGACGCTTGCGGGCAGCGGCCTGATCCGCGGGCGCGCCCGCCATGCGTACGCGAACAACCCCCATGCTCGCGCCGCGGTCGACGCATGGGTGGCGGCCCTGGTGGGCACCGGCGCCCGTGCGACGCCAACGCATCCCGATGCCGAAGCGCGCACAACTATCGGGGCGGCAATCGACACTTGGGCGAACGTCGCCGACATCGCTGGACGTACCGACTGGTGGGGCCTGCAGGCTGAGATTGTCCGCGCCGTGGTGATCGACGGCGAGGCCGTGGTGCTGATGCTGGACACGCCCGACGGGCTGCGCCTGCGCCAGATCCCCGCCGAACTGCTGGACGAGGCTGAAACACGGACGCTGTATAACGGCGGCGAGATCGTCGGCGGCGTGGAATTCTCAAAGGACGGCCGGCGCGTCGCCTATCACATTCGACCGGAAGCCCCGGCGTCGGTGTTCGCGACTTGGGCGCCGCCCGAGCGGATCGACGCGGCGAACGTTCTGCACATTTTCAAGCCCATCGGTGCCGGCCAGGTCCGCGGCATTTCATGGCTCACGCCCGTGCTGTTGAAGCTGAACGAAATCGATCAGCTGACTGACGCCCTGGTGGTGGGCGCGAAGACCGCGGCCATGTTCGCCGGCTTCCTTCGGAATGTGAACAATCTGCCCAGCGACGACATGCCGTTTGACGGCGTGACCGCCGGTTCGATCATGGAATCGGGCTTGGAGCCGGGCACCCTCAAGGTGCTGCCGTCAGGTTGGGATATCGAGTTCGCTTCGCCGCAACAGGCGCAGCAAGCCCCTGAGTTTTTGTCTGCTGAACTTCGCTCCGTCGCCGTGGGATGCGGTGTGCCTGATCATCTGGTGAGCGGCGACCTACGCCAGGCGAATTACTCGAGCCTGCGCGCCGACCTGGTCTCATTCCGTCAACGCGTGGAGCAAGTGCAATATGGCGTGCTCGCGCCTCAGCTGCTGCGCCCCGCGCATGCCCGCGCCGTCACCTCGCTGATCCTGTCTGGCGCGATCGACGCGCCGGGGTTTGAGGGCGAGCCCGCGACCTGGACCGGCGCCGAGTTCATCATGCCGGCGCAACCGTGGGTCGATCCTGCGAAGGACGCCAAGGCGATCGCTGAACTGATGGCCGCTGGTCTGATGTCGCGTCGCCAAGCTGTCGCTGAACGCGGCTGGTCCGTTGAGGAACTCGACGCTGAAATCGCGGCTGATCGCGAGCGCGAGGCCGCCATGGGTCTCAGCTTTGGCGCCGCTCCCACACCTGAAACAGTGAAAGGCGAACCACTTGGCGACGCTTGAACTAGAGACCCGCCGCGCGACGTTCGCGCCAGAGTCCTACAACTCCGAAACCCGCACCATTGAAGCGGTGATCAGCACCGGCGCAGATGTCGAACGGCGCGACGCGCGCGGCGCATTCATCGAACGCCTCGACACTGGCGCGATCGACCTCGCCAGCCTCGAGGGCGTCGTGGTCCTGGACGGTCACCGACAAACCGGCTCCGAACATGTCGTCGGCACGGTGATCAGCGCGCGCCGCGACGGCGTCGCCATCGTCGCCACGATCCGACTCTCGGCTGCTGAAGACGTCCGGTCGACGGTCATGAAAGTTGAGGAAGGAATCCTACGCGGCGTGAGCGTTGGCTACGCCGTGTCGCGCTGGTCCGAAACGACCGACCCCAAATCGAAATCCAGAATCCGGACCGCCACGGCCTGGACGATCCGCGAAGTCTCGCTCGTCGGCATCCCCGCCGACCCGCAATCCAAGATCAGGAGTGATGATCACATGACGACTCAGACCCAAGTGGCGGCCGACCCTGCCGTCCAACGGCCCCCGGTGGTCGAAACCGATCAGCTGGCGACGGAAACGCGCGCGGCCGTGAATGCGCAGATTCGCGCCCTCGCCGAAACGGCCGGCCTCACCCGCGAATGGGCAGACGGTCAGATCGACGCGGTCGCCGACGTACCGGCCGCCCGCGCCGCCGCGTTCGATGAAATGGCGACGCGCTCCGAAAAGGCGACGCAGATCCGCGGCCACGTCGGACCGTCTGCCGATGACCCGGCCGAACTCCGCACCCGCCAGGCTGAAGCCGTCGCGCAGCGCATGGGCGGCCCGGAAGCGTCGGAAGCGGCGCGCCCGTACCTCGATATGGGTTTCGTCGAACTCGCGCGGGATGCCCTGGAGCGCGCCGGCGAGAACGTGCGCACCATGTCGCGCGAGACCATCCTGCAGCGCGCCATGCACACGACAGCCGATTTCCCGCTGCTGATGGAGCAAGCCGGAACGCGCGTCGTCGACAACGCCTATCGCGTGGCCGAGTCTCCGCTGAAGACAATCGCCCGTCGCCGCACGGTCAACGATCTGCGCGACGTCACCCTGCTGAAGGTCGGGGAGATGTCGGCGCTTCAACCGGTAACCGAGGCCGGCGAGATCAAGAGCGTCTCGCACGGTGAGGGTGCCGAGGGCTACAAGATCATCACCTATGGCGGCATTCTCAGCCTATCGCGCAAGTTGCTGCTGAACGACGATTTCGGCATCTTTGGCCAGTCGGCAGCCCTGCTTGGGCAACAGGCTGCGCAGACTGAAGCGAACGCCCTGATCAGCCTGCTGACTCAGTCGTCCGGCGCCGGCCCGGTCATGTCGGACGGCACGCGCCTGTTCCACGCCGATCACGGCAACCTGGCCGCATCGGGCGGCGCCCTGTCGATCGACACGCTCTCGACGGCTCGCGCGGCGATGCGGACTCAAAAGGGTCTCGACAAGAAGTCGCCCGTCGGCGTGACGCCCAAGTATCTGGTCGTGGGCCCGGCGCAGGAAACGAAGGCCGAACAAATCTTGGCCACGCTCAACGCGACGGAAGCCGAGAACGTGAACCCCTTTTCGGGCAAGCTGTCGCTGATCGTCGAGCCGCGCATCACCGGCAACGCCTGGTACGTGTTCGGCGACCCGGCCAACGCTCCCGTGCTCGAGATGGCGTACCTCGGCAGCGCGCCGGGCCCGCAGATTTCCAGCCGCGACGGGTGGGAAGTCTTGGGCCGTGAATTCCGCGTGATCCTGGACCTGGGCGTCGGCGTCACCGATCACCGCGGCGCTTACCGCAATCCGGGCGCCTGATCATGACCCTCGCCGCTCGACTCCTCGAGGCTGAAACGGCCCTGCATAGCCTCATGACTGGGCAGGCCGCGGTGCGCGTCCAGGACTCGAACGGCGAGGCCGTGACCTACACCGCCGCGAACCGCGAAGCCCTGGCCAGCTATGTCGCCCTGTTGCGGCGCCAGCTGGCCGGCCGGGGCGTCCCTCACACCATCCTGTTTCGGACCTCGAAAGGAATCTGAACTATGAAAAATCACATTCAACCGGGCCGCACGCTCACCATCCCCGCACCCGCCGACGTCGTTTCCGGCGGCGTCGTCGTCGCCGGTTCCATCGTCGGAGTTGCGAACGGCGACGCCCTCGCCGGTGCTGATGTCGACGTCGACGTGGAAGGCGTATTTGAGCTTGAAAAAGTGAGCGCCCTCGCCATCAACCTGGGCGATACCGTCTATTACGACGCGGCCACGAAGCTGGTGAACAAGACGGCCAGCGGCAATACGAAGGCCGGCTATGCCACGGCCGCCGCTGCCAACCCTTCGGCCAGCGTGCCCGTGCGCCTGGTGCCCACGATCTGATGGCGAAGACGGCAGCCACATTTCGCCAGTCCGATGTGACCCGTGCGGTTCGCGCCGCGCGGGCTGTCGGGCTGGCGGTGTTGGCTACCGAAATTGCACCTGATGGAACGATCAGGCTTGTGCACGAAGCTGATCCGGCCAAAAATTCGCCCTCAGATCCTTTTGACCAGTGGAAAGCGAGCCGCGATGCGCGTCCGACTCAAGGGCCTTAACCGGGTCACAAAGCGGCTCTCCGACGGGTCGTCGGTCACCTACTATTACGCATGGAAGGGCGGCCCCCGCCTTACGGGGAAGCCCGGCTCGCCGGAGTTCATTGCCAGCTATA